AAGGCAGGTTGCAATGTGTAACAATACCCATCCGGTACGTACCATTGCAACCCAGTCTGCTCTACGATTATCGTTGTAGGCTTTGGTGCCGATTGCTTTGCACCAAATTTCCCAAAGCATTACATCGCGTTCTTTTTGTCTTGAATTTCTGCTCTACGTGATTTTGATAATTTACCTAAGTCACCTAGTGCTTTACGAGCTCTTGCGGCTGCAGCTTTTACGCTCTTATCTTCAAATGTTTCTGATTCAGACAAGTAGTTATTAAATGCCTGTACTATTTCTTCATGTATTGTCATATTTTTCTCCTATTATTTGTTGTTACTTATGAAACTTTAATACGATCCGTTGACCTTCATGATAAAATTTTACTGTACTATGACTGTAAATTTCTCGTTCAGTTTCTTTGTATCGTGTTTCAATTTGGCATTGACGCTGTGTAGTGTAATTTCGAGGACCTTTGTTCTGTCCGCCAAGTATTGCACCTGTCAATGCTCCGACTCCAGTTGCGGCTTCTTTACCGTTTCCTTTACCGAATTGGTTACCTATAACGCCGCCAAGTATGCCACCAAGGATTGCTCCTTCTGTGTTCAACGGTCCTTTTTGCGGAACTTTGATGTCTTTACATACTTCTACGTTATATGGTTTTTGTTCAAGAACTACTTTGTAGTGGTCTTGTGTATATGCTTCGCTTGTGTCTGCTAATGCTGGTGTCGCCGTTGCTAGTACAAGACTTACTGTTGTAAAAAGTTTTTTCATATTTTTATGTTTCGTTATTCACAATGTGTTCGTACACTTCTTTCCAGTTAACTACCTTCTTCATACCTTCTGGAATATCATCGTTCATGTTAAATCCATGTTCAATAAGTATAGCATTTAGACCTAAGTCTAAACCAAGTTGTGCATTAGATAGTTTGTCTTCAATCCAATACAATCCTGAATCTCTGTATTGTTCAAGAGCATCATCTTTGTCAGCACCTGTGTCTAAACAAACAAGTTCTTCAAAAGCTGTTTCACCAAACAATTTTTCTAGATTCATTTTACGAAGTTTATACGCATTTTTATCTAAACTTAGACTTGTAATGCAACGGAATACATATCCGTGTTCTTCGTGTAACCTTTTAACATAGTACATTGCATCACGTAGTGCTGGAAGAAATCCAATAGCTGCACTTTCGTTAAATTGCTTTACTAACAACTTACCAGTTTCTTTGGTTACTCCAAAGCGTTCACCGATATCGTATATCCAGTTAGCATTTTCAACTTCAGTGTGTCCATGCTGTTGCATCCAACAACTAAATGCGTACTCCCAATTGAGCAGTACGCCGTCTGCGTCTGTAAGTATTACTTTATACATATTTTGCCTTTTTCTTTGCCTATTAATTTTATTCATACTAGTATTATACAACCAATATGAAACGTTGTCAACCAGTTATTTTAGGTAACAATGCCTGTAGTTTGTTGGGTATATTGCTTGCTAATTTCGTCTTGTGTAATTGCAAGGCAACTTACTGCACTTGCTTTCATAACAAATTTGCCGTCGGGCGATACACTAAACATAAACGGTGCAAGTCCTAGTCCTTTTTCTTGTGCAATAAGAACCATTGGCTTTTTAAGCGTGTATGTGTTAGTGTCTTCTGATTCAAGGCGAGCAATAATTTCTTCGCCTGATGTTAGTTTTAGAGACACAGTGTCTCCGATTTTATAGGGTGCTTCAATTAACATTATAGTGAGTATCCTGTCCCGTTATAGTTAGTTTCTTCTAGGTACGTACCTAGTTTATCATATCCGCCAATGCTTGTACCGTTTACTTTAATTTGCGGAAAGGTACGTGCTGTTGGGAACATTTCTAGTACTTCCTCACGGGTGAAGTCTGTACCAAGTTGTTTGTATGTGTATTCTAATTCTCTTTGCTCGCATAGTGCCTTTGCCCTATCGCAAAATGGACACTGTGGCTTTCCGTAAATTTCAATCATTATAGGCTAAATCCTTTGAAAGTGTCAGCACTAACATCTTGTTTAGTACCTCCTTGAATATAACTAGTTATCTCAGTCTCTTGTGGTGCTACTTGAACTTCGGCTCCACTGATCCACTTCTGTGTCCACGGCAACGGATTATTCTTTGCATTGTAAGGTGACTTTAAATTAATGTTTGTCATTCTACGAGTACAAATATATTCAATGTATTGTCCAAGTAACTCTGTATTCAAACCAATCATTGAACCATCTTTAAACAAGTACTGCGCCCATGCCTTTTCTTGATCCACTGCGTCAACAAACATTTGTATACATTCTGCTTCTGTTTCTTTTGCAATCTTTACAAAGTCTTTGTCGTCTGTTTTTAATACTTTAAGTAATGCTTGTGTTGATGCTAAGTGCAAGTTCTCATCGCGGGCAATAAGTTTAATAATTTTAGCATTGCCTTCCATTTTCTTTAGTTCAGCAAACGCCCAACTACATGCAAAGCTCACATAAAAACGCACACCTTCTAAGATGTTAACACTCATCAGTGCAAGCCAGAGTTTCTTCTTTAGCTCGTACATGTCTACTTCAACTTTGTTGCCATTAACTGTATGAGTTCCTGCACCAAGTAAATTATAATACATACTCGATTCAATTAGTTCATTGTAATAGCCTGAAATACTATCTGCACAATCTACAATTTCTTTAACGTCCATTAACTCGTCAAATACTTTTGAAGGGTTAGAATATACATTACGAATAATATGTGTGTAACTGCGACTGTGAATTGTTTCACTAAATGTCCAAGTAATAATCCAATTTTCTAGTTCAGGTAAACTTACAATACTGCCAAACGATTCTGCTGGAGCTCGACCTTGTACACTGTCTAATAGAATTTGACGTTTTAGGTTACTTGTAAAAATATGCTGTTCGTGTTCAGTAAGGCTTTTAAAGTCAGCTGCATCTTTATAGATATCAACTTCTTCAGGACGCCAAAAGAATCCTAACTGTTTATCTGTTAAACCGTCAAACTGTTTATACTTTAAACTGTCATAACGCTGTATAGTTGGACCTCCTGATGGATCCAAAAATGCTGTTACCTTAGTGTGATCGACACGATTGTCTACGTCAAATACGCCCATTATACTTTCCTTTGCTTGCTTTCTTATAATAACACATTACATGTGCTGTGTCAACTAAATTGTGCAACTTTCACAATCTTCGTCTTCAATTTCTGTTGGTGCTAATTCTGTTTCAAACATCTTACTTACATCAATTTCGCCCTGGCCGTCATAGGTGTTAAAATAGTATAGCTGTTTTCCTCCTAGTTTGTAGAACAACAATAAATGCTGTAACATTGTACTTAGTGGGATTTTTTCATCTTCATAGTACGTAGGATTATAACTTGTGTTAACACTGATACCTTGATCAATGTATTTTTGTAGCACTGACATAATTTTAATATACCCTTCAGGTGAACGCTGTTCCCATAATAAGTCATATTTGTTTTTAAGTCTTTTGTATTCAGGTACTACTTGTTTTAGTACTCCGTGCTTTGATTGCTTAATTGAAATAAGTGAACGTGGTGGCTCAATTCCATTTGTTGCATTAGCAATCTGCGCACTCGTTTCACTTGGCATAAGTGCCATTAGTGTTGAGTTACGGATGCCTGTTTCTTTTAATTGTGTTCTAAGTGTATCCCAGTCCATACGCTCTTTGTGTGGCAAGTATTCATCTAATGCCTTTGCATATGTTTGATTAGGTGTAATACCATGTCCGTACTTTGTTTCTAGGTTACCACTTGGTGCGCCTTGTTCTTTAGCTAAGTCTGCACTTGCTTTAATCAAATAGTAACTCCATGCTTCTGCCCATTCGTCGATTAATTCTAATCCTTCACCATCAATATCTTGATAAGTCAATCCATTCTTTGCCATCCAGTATGCAAAGTTAATAATGCCAACGCCTAAAGGACGGCGCTTCTCTGTAGATAACTGCGCTGCTAGGATTGGATAGTTTTGATAGCTTAGTAGTGCATCAAGTCCACGTACTGCTAAACGACATACACGCTCAAAGTCTGCTGGAGTTTTAATGTTGCCCCAGTTAATTGCACTAAGAGTACATAGGCTAATCTCACCTTCTGGATCGTTTAGATCCTTCAATGGCTTTGTAGGTAAGTCAATCTCTGCACACAGATTACTTTGTCTAATAGGTGCAACCTCTGGAAGGAAGCTGCCGTGGTCGTTAGCATTGTCTACATTCTGTAAGTAAATACGTCCTGTGTTCTTACGCTCTTCCATAAAGCTACTGAATAACTGTATTGCTGGAACTGATTTCTTGCGAATAGATGTCTTTCGTTCTGCTTGTTCATACAACTCTTTAAACTTATCTTGGTCTGCATAAAAAGCATCGTACAATCCAGGCACATCATTTGGTGAGAAAAGAGTTATATTGCCGCCGTTGATAAGTCTCTCGTACATTAGTTTGTTAAACTGTACACCATAATCCATATGACGCACACGATTATCTTCTGTGCCTTTGTTATTTTTTAACACTAGCATTTCTTCAACTTCTAAATGCCACACTGGATAATAAACAGTAGCAGCACCGCCTCTAACTCCGCCTTGTGAGCATGATTTTACTGCACTTTGGAATAGTTTATAAAACGGAATAATTCCTGTATGGTAAGCATCTCCTTGACGCACTGGTGAACCAATTGCTCGTATCTTACCGCCGCCAATACCAATACCTGCTTTTTGGCTTACGTACTTAACAATGCTCGATGCAGTAGCATTAATACTATCAAGACTGTCGTCAGCTTCGATAAGAACGCAACTACTGAATTGGCGCTGCGGAGTTCTAACCCCAGCCATAACAGGAGTAGGCAGGCTAATGTCATGAAAACTAATAGCATCATAATATTCTTTTACCCATTGTAAACGAGTCTCTTTTGGATAATCCTGAAACAATACTGCTGCAATTAGTGCATAACACATTTGCGGTGTTTCAAATATTTGTCCACTGACTCTATTTTGGACAAGATACTTTCCACGCAACTGTTCCATTGCTACATATGTTAAGTTCTCATCACGATCGTGTTTAATAAAATTATTAATTCGTTGCCATTCTTCGTCGTTATAGTGCGAAATGAGGTCAGGATCATAAAAGCCTAAATCGATATTCTTTTGAACAAGATCTTTAATAGCACATGGTTCGTAGTTACCGTAAACTTCTTTGCGTAGAGCATAGTTAATAAGCCTGCCACCAACATATTGATAGTTAGGTGTTTCCTCGCTGATAAGATCAGCGGCGGCTTTGATTAATGTCTCTTGTATTTCTTTAGTAGTCATACCATTTGCAAAGCTAATTTGACTTTTGATTTCTACCTCGCTCGGGCTAACACCTGTAATATTTTCACATGCATGAAAAACTACTTTGTGTAATTTTTCTATATCTAGTGGCTCTTTCTGCCCGTCTCGCTTGGTAACTTGAATCATAATTTTTCCTCTTTCATTAGTGAAATATTTATTTTAATTTTCCACACTGTATATTACTTGCGATTCTATAACTGACTTGATATCATTGTACGCCATTGGCATACTTTCATCATATCCTAAGACAGTTTTATTATCGATTATTAAGAGATATAAGTACGGTTTCTCTTCGCTTGTAGTGATATGTATCTCAAAATTGGACCCTGAAAAGCGTTCTGTTAACTGTAAAGAAAAGCAGTATCCTAGTACACGAGAGAAGTCACAATATTGGTTCTCCAATATTAACTCCCAAGGTGTGGGCCAACGTTCTTGATCAAACGGATCACAATGAATGGAAACAGTCGGTGCTGGTTGATAGAAGTTTATTACATCCTGGAAAGGATCCTGAGACTCTTCTAGTGCCTGTCTAAAATCACTCCAGACGGCCAATCTATCTTCGTAGCTCTTATCAAACATTTATATGCTTATCTGTTTTGTTTTCACTTTAAATTTTAACTTCGTTGTTGCATTAGATGGAAGAGAACCACTTACATTTCCTTTTACAA